TAGGAGTTAATCAAAAGCAAATAAGAGATTGGGTAGACTTAGATGTAAAAATGCAAGATAAGAATTTCCATCATGTATTCAGAGAAGTTGTAAAAATCAAAGAATGGATTAGGGAAGTTGAAGAATATGAACCAGAAAAAAATATCATTGGAAGAATAGGAGGTTCTAATGACTAAAAATACTTACACAGCAATACTAGAAATAGAAGTTCCAAAAGAGCTTGGGTGGATTAGAAGTGAAGAAGCTGAAGAATATTTAAAAGAAAATGTTATACACCAACTGAAAAATAATAATCTTAATTTCAGAAGTTCGTATGACACAAGAGGAAAGCCAAGATGGTTAAAAATTTTACAGGAGAAAAGAAAATATGAATGACAAATATGAGATGAAAGAAGGGCAAGGCAGTCTTTGGGAAAGTGAGCCAAATGGTGATTTGGTAAGTGAGAACTGCAAAGTTGTCCGAAAAGGTAAAATAAAAATTGAAGGTGAGGACAGATATTCTGCGATCTTAGAATATTATGACAAACGACAAGGCACAAAAAAATATGAGCTTGTGGTGAGTGCAGGTCTTTTACGTCATAACAAACCAGAGGATAAAAGGAGGGAAAACAGTCCTGATATTTATGGTTCTATCACTTTCAATAATAATCCTTATAAGTTTGGTGGTTGGGCAAATGAGACCAAGTATGGTAAAAATTATACTGGTGTACAATTACAACCGAAAGAAGATGAGAAAGAAGAAAACCAATTTGAACAAGACAGGGAGAATATCCCCTTCTAAAAAACGTATAGAGGATAGGGAGCATCTGATGTATGTATGTAGTTTGCCCTGTTTTATTAGCAGGGCAGGTTACATGAGTTGTCAGGGTGTTGTTCAGGCACACCATTTACTAAAACCTGCAAGTGGTCATCGTGGTTGGGGTCTTAAAGCACACGACTCTGAAGTAATTCCTTTATGTCAATTTCATCATGCTCAACTGCATACTAAGTTTGGTAATGAGTTTAAATTCTTAAAACATTATGGATGTAAAGAAGATGCAGCACAGAAATATGCCAAAGAATTATATGAAAGAGGTCAGATTGACAGTGATCTGCCTTTCTAAATAAATTAGAATAAACACCCAAAAAGGGTTGACTTATCAATCAAAACCCTTAAACTTAAATAATATTTAATTGAAAAGGAGAAAAAATTGAAAACTAATATATCAATTGATTTGACTGATGATGAAAGAATTATTATTGGTCAAAGGTTCTACAAAACCAAAGGCAAAAAGAAAATCACAAGAGCCGATCTAAACGTAATTGTAAAAGATTATGTTAACAATATACTTAAGCAAACATACATACAGATTTTACAAAAGGATGAAGATGGCTTTATGTTAGAAGATTGGTCAAGTCTTTCAAGTCTTAAAAATTACTTTGAAAAAACACAAGAAGAATTTGTTAAAGACTTTGATGGCTTTAGTCTTACAACTGATAAGCATATCTATACTTTAACACTTGGAAGATTATCAAGGAGAAGTATATGAAAGACATAAATAGCTCAAGGTTTGGTAAATGGATTTACCGATGCAATGGCTTTCAACAGCACAACAAATCAGTAAAAGAGTTTATTAAATGGAACGTGGGACTCACTGGTTGCAGTCGTGAAAGTGCGAAAGAAAATATGAACAAACTTATGCAAGATGAAGTCTGGGACAGTCAGTGTGGAAAGTTTAAAGTTGTAAAGTCTACTTGCAACTATATTGAAGGCAGTTTAAATAATATGGTGCATGACAAAATGTTTGATGGAGTAGTTCACCTATCTATTAGAATGAATAATGGTTTTGACCATCTATGTGATTGGAGAGATTTCCAAAATATTAAAAACGATCTTGTTGGTGTTAATTATTGTGCCATTGAGATTTATCCACCTGAAGAGTTCCTTCACGATACTGATAATGTTTTCCACCTCTGGGTCTTTCCAGAGGGTGTATCAATACCTATAGGATGGACAAACAGAATTGTTGACTATACAAAAACTGCAACACAGAGAGGTGAAAATGAGTAGATTATTTAGAAATAAATTTGAGGACTATATGAATGACCCAGATGAACTTACACCAGAAGAACTTAAAGAGTTGGATGAGTTCATATTGGATTGTGCATTAGATAATGTTAAGAGTGGACAGAAACAAAGTCCACAGGAGGAGTAATGAAAATATATATATTTTACAGGAGGAAGAATGACAAAAAATAAAAAAGTTTATGAAGTTGTTATAGAAAAAAATGTTCCAATGCCAACATCAAGATATTCCAGTAAATGGGCAAAAATTTTAGATGATATGGAAATTGGCGATTCAATAGTTTTGCCTGATAGAAGAACGTCTAGTCTATTTTGTCAGCATGGTTATAGAAGAGGTATGAAGTTTACTGTAAGAAAACAAGATGATAGTCATTTAAGAATATGGAGGAAAGAATGAACGATTTTATTTACGATGATAATATAAGTTATTTAAACAACTTTGATAGGTGGTATATGGCAGATACTATTTCTAAAGAGTTGATGCAACAGCAATCTTTAGAACTAGAGGAAGCTCAGAACCAATTTAAAAAGATGTATGGTTATAAGATACTTGAGGAGAGTGTTTTTAATTAAGCAATGATTTATCAAGAAAGATTTGAATACAATGATGACATCTCCTTTGATGATAATATGACTGCATTTATTAAGTTTGCCCTAGAGTATAGGGAGTTATATAAATTATACTATGATGAACATGGAGCAAACATATCTATACAAGATTTAGAAAAACTTTTCTTAGCTTTGTATGGTGATAGAAGAGGAGAGTTACATTGACAGAATTTACCGATAAAGTTATTGCTCAAAGAATTAAATTAGAGCAAGAAGAAGAAAACAAAAAGATTGCTTGGTATGAAGCAAGAAATGAATATATCAAGACTGCCTTTAAAGGTGGTATCGTAAAAACAGAATATACAGATAAAAGAAAAGCTATTAGGGTTTACTGTTCTAAATGTGGAGAGGATGTTTCTTTTAAAGATATTGCAAGACATACATGCAAATCATAATTGATTTATTATTCTTCTATCTTACAGTTTTATGTATGAGTATTTTTGGCAGTATGTTCTATCTTGTATTTAAAGACTTTTTTTGATCTCAGCATCCAAAGATTTTTCTTTCTTTCTCTCAGATGAATACTTTATATTGAGACCACACAAAGTAGTGAGTCGGTTTTTTTCAGATAAACCTGCTTTAGTAAGTTTGTAATCCCTACCTTCAAGTTTAACATAACCACCTTCAATCATTTCTTGTATATAGATATCATCTAGCTCTTCACCAAACATAATACCTAATAATATTCCTAGTTTACGTGTTTGTGTTTTGCTGAGTGCCATATTTGTTTCAAATCTTCGTATAATTCGTGTGCTATAAATTCCTCTTCTTCATTAAGATTTTTTTCATCTATTGCTTTCTTAAGTAACTTAACAATTAAAGGTACTTCTGTTTTTTCATTAATAATTATTGCCATATTAAACTCCTGTCCAATCTTGTCCTTGAAATAAAAGTGATTCTGCTTCTCTTCTTCTAATTAAACCATCAGATACTTTTCCAGATACTTTATTCCATCTCTTCATTTGATGTGGAACTTCTTCATATACTCCATTATTTAAGACCTTGAGCATAGTTGAAGAAGCTAATGCATTGCCACCTAAATTAAAAGTCCATGAGACTAAAGCATCAAACTGATTTTGTTGTAGTGGTACGTCTACATAAGTAGTTACATATTTTTCATAAGTTTTAAGTTCGTGAGCTAACAAATCCTCTGCTTCTTGTAAGGTAATTTTCATACCCTTTTTTACAAGAGTTCTGTTCTTAAGTTTTAGACTCCCATAACCAATAGTCCATTTTTCTGCAGCACACTGATAGCTTACTGCCATATCATCTTCTGTTGGACACCCTTCAAACTTTTTGATTAATGCTATGCCTTCTTGTGATGTTTCCATATTAGTAATCTCCCCAGACTTTACTTTTCTTTCCACCCCAGTATTCAACTGCATGACCTTCTTTGATAAGCATTTTGCAAATATCTTCATTATCGTTAGTGTAAGGGATTGCAAGGATTCTTCCAAACTTCCCACGACCTAAAGATTTTATTTTAAGTCTCTCACCACAAAGTTCGGTCAGTCTTGCTTTTGCTTGTAGACCTAGTTTCTTTTCTGCTAAGTCTCTAGTTCTGGATTCAGGAGTGTCTATCCCTGCCAACCTGCAGCGTTGTTTTTTCAGAAATACATTGAATCCCAAATCCAGAGTTACATCAATGGTATCGCCATCAACAACTCTCTCTAAAATTGCATTATAAACAAATGGCTCAACTGATGCTGACATATAAATTTATTGTTTTGCTTTGCCTATATTAAGAGCAAGAAGCTCAATCAATTTATATAGTTTTGCGATCATTTGATCATCTTTGGGTGTGGGTGTTAATGCACAGATGATTGATGCTCCACATACAACCCCTGTGATTATTCCTAACCATTCTCCTATCATTCCCAACATATCGTCCTCCTCTATATTGAAAGTCTAAAGTCTAGCATATTATTCTTCTTCTTCAGAATTTATTTCATCATCATATTCTCTATAAAACTCTATGATTGAAAGTGTATCTCTTATATATCTTTTAACTTCTGCCATATTCATAGATAAATTTTCATAGTCTTTAGATGTTAAAGAATAGTATGCAGTTTCAGGTGCAGAGCCACTGTCAACCTGATTGAGATATTCTTGCATTAGTTCTGGAGTTAATATTTCCCAATCAATATCCACTAATTGAACTTCCATCGGAAGTGGAGGATGATACATTGGCATCGGCTCTGCGATTGTTACAACTTCAACAGGTTTACTTTGTATTAAGGGGAACGAAGTACATCCTGTCAGAGATATAACAAAAAAACTAAGTATTATTTTCTTCATTTGTTTCATCAAATTGATTGGGGTTTGTAAGTGCAATAAGTTCGTCTTTGACTTTCTTAGTGCCTTTATTAACTATGTTTTCAATAAGTTTCGGTTTGGCAAGTGCTAAATTATCAAGATCATGTTTTGCAAAAGTGTTCTTGAGTTTATTGACCTCTCTTTGTGCTTCTTGATTTTTTGCTGTAAGTGTATTGATTTGTTCTTGGGTTTTTTGTTGCTTTTCTAAATGTTGTTTTATCTTGGCGTTTTGCTCTGCTATTTGTGTTTGTAAGATTTGAGCATTAGCTTTGAGTGTGGATATGTTATCTTGCAGTCGGTCTATATACCAAGCTGAACCTGCTATGCTTGAAAGCAGTAATCCACCTAGAATTAGATTGAGCTTGAGTCCCATGTATACACCTGTAATTTTTCTTTTTTACCTTTTGCCTTTATAGGTTTCAAAGGTATTAAATCAAATTCTATAGCATTTTCAGTAGTTTCACCAATCAACAAGTCCACTCCTGCATCTTTTGTTCCACTTTCAAGTCTTGCTGCAACATTAACTGCATCACCGATTGCTGTGTAATCAAATCTATTTTCACTCCCACAGTTTCCTAGCAAAACATCTCCACTGTTTATGCCTATACCAATTTGCACAGGAGCAAGACCTTTTGCTTTAAGTTCTTTATTAAGTTCTTCCATGTTGTTTTGTATATCAATAGCACAAGCAAGTGCTTTGGTTTCGTGGTGTTCTAAATCAAGGGGTGCATTAAATATAGCCATCATTGCATCACCTATATATTTATCCACCATACCACCATTTTTTTGGACTGCTTTTTGTTGTGCAGTAAGTGCTTTATTCATAATAAATGTTACGTCCTCTGGCTCTAAGGTTTCTGACAAAGAGGTAAATCCCCTTACATCGGTAAAGAGCATCGTGCAATACTTTCTTTCACCACCTAGTTTCAATAAGTCAGGATTGTTTTGTAGTTGTTTTACTTGTCTTGGGTCTAAATAATGCTCAAACTGTTTCTTGATTTGTTGTCTAAGTTTGTATTGTTCTCTAAAGCGTAAATAAAAAGCTATTGCACTGGTTATAAATTGAGAGATCAAAGTCCAAG